CTACCTATCCGCTGGATGCCAGGCGTCGATGGTCTGCTCTTTCCACCCTTTGACGCGGCCGATCATCGCGTCAGGGTTCGGCATCCGGCGGGGTGTGTCCTGGGCGTAAGCCTTGACGGTGTTGAGTGACAGGCCGGTGCGCTCTGCCACCTGACGCACGCCGAGATACACGATCACAGTCGCAGATTTTATTCGGAACGGCATGCCCTAAAGGGCATTGGCGCGTACCCTCTTCGGTGCATACCTTTTAGAGCACATGCGATAGAGCACGCTCTGTAGGGCACTCTGGGGGGGGTTGACATCACACCGCTATATCGGTCGCAGGTCGGCGGTCTCTACCTGAACCGCTACGGGATATGTACGTGTGGGTGGCGCGGTAAGCGCCGATATCTGCGGGGCAGTGCGCACCTGGATGTGGTGCTGCACTGCGCCCGCACCGGACACCAGACTGACGGCCTAGGGCCGATCAGCACGCCACGGTAATAACAGATTCGTTATCACCGATGAGCCGACCACCACGTCCACAGGTGTTCCATTTGGAACACCTCGCACGCGGACCACCGCATGAGAGGTAAGGGACGACCTGTCCCTTACCTCTTTGTCGTCTTCGGACGTTGAGCGGAGAGCACCACTCCCCCTCAAACGCTTTTTATGCCCACCGCATGAAAAGACTGAAGGCGGCTCCCCGGCCAGGGAACCGCCCTCAAAAGTCTTCGCCCCGTTACCAGCGGGGATTCTCAACAACCACCAGGAGCGTACTCCCATGCGCAGAATTAGCGCAACCGACAGATACACAACCATTGGTCAATTGGCCGTCGCGGCAGCTCACTGCCCGCTCTGCCGCGCCGAACCTGAACAGGAATGCCGGTCACGGCGCACCGGCAGACCGGTTCCCGCGCACACGTCCCGGCGCAACCTGGTCGACCCCGAAGTTTTACGCCGCTCAGCGCGCCCGGACGTCCAGGCTCTCTGCTGCGAATGCGGTCAGGCCCGCACTGTCCGCGAGGACTACTACCGACTCTCAGACCCGAACTACAGCAGGAGTATCGGCTGGTTTACGCACCCCGAAGGCTGGACCGAAACGCTGAGCCTGAAATGCGAACACTGCAGGCGAATCACCCGCCACGCCCGCCTAAATGCACCCGGCCGCACCGATTACCTCGAAAGCGCCCAGCGGGTTGCATTAGGAGGGACAGACCCGGATTGGACAGAACCGTATGTGCAACAGATGCGCGAGCGGTACAGGGCACTGCCATTCCCGCGGAACCCAAACCTCAAGCACCGGTATTGGGTGAAGGAGGCCGAGGCGGCGTGGGATGACGGCAGCAAGACCGTGATCGCGTTGTGTGGGGAACCGATGACGGTGAAGGTGGACCCCCGCCGGCCATCGAAAGGAAACGACGACCGCGACGCGGACGGCTATGTAGTGCCCAAGCAGCTCAGCGACATCGAATACACGGACCTCGACACCGGGTTGGAGTGGATCGACATGTCGTGTGTCGACTGCTGCCGGGTGGCTAACGATTACCGCGAGCAGACCCGGCGGGAATACCTGGTGTGGGCCGCCCGTGTCATCGTTAAGTACTCCGACAAGATGCCCCGCGATCTCGTTGACGGGCTATACGAGGCGGTGCACGGCGTTGGGGAGTCCATCGAGGCGGTGCAGCAGCGATGAGCGCCCCTGTGGTGTTGCCGGTGCCGTGCCCGATTTGTGACGCACGGGCCGGGGACCCGTGCGAGGACTACGTGAACGGGTGGATTACCGCACGCCCAACACCACACCTCTACCGAGTGCACTTGGCGAGGGAAGAGGGGTTCACGGTGCCGGTCACCGACCTCGAATGTCTCGTCTACGTCTCAGAAATACTGACGAAAATCAGGCACTTACGGGTGCCGAGGGGAAGAGTAAAACCATGAGCGACAGTAACGAGATTCGGACGTTCTCAGGTACCCACGGGTGGGACTCGACCGTCCTGGTGGACACGAATGCCCACGAGGCGGGCAACGCCGACGAGATATGCGAAAACATCGCAGCTGGCATCTGCCCGCGGTGCGAAGGGCCATTACCCAAAGCGCCTGAATACCCGGCGGGCAGCCGCATCACCAAGTGCAGGTCCATACCGATATGCGCCCGATGTGGCTCAGACGAGCTATACGAGGTCTTGATCGGTGACGGTCTGTCCGACGCGGACTGCTGGCCGCTTTCGGTAGAGGGGATCGAGCGCCGCAAAGCGTGGTACGAAGCTCACTCCACCCCGGCCACGATGTCGGGCGGCGTGATCCTGACAGAAGACGGTGTGGCCCAGATTCGGAATCCGAGAGATACCGGCGGGTGGGCACAGTACGGGTTCACCGACGAGGATGAACCGCCAACCAACAGGGAATAGGGGGCCGAATAAGGAATTGGGGGGGTGTCGATAGCCGACACCCCCCTTATTCGGCGTCGAGGCCCCAGGTTGTCCGCGAGGCCAACAAGCCGGGCGACCTGCACAAACTTTTTTAAGGGGGGTGTCCATGACCGTGGACACCCTTTCGTCGCGATGCCGAGCAAAAGGGTCGCGTTTCAAATTCGGCCCTTTCGACAGGGGGTGGTGGATGCCCCTCCCCGGGGGCTCTGCGCCGCACCCCGTGGCATAGGCGGGCACTCCCCCCGTAGTCCCCCCTCCCCCCTCCGCGGAATCGGCAAAGGGGTTACATCGGCATCGTGACCCCTTTACACTTCGCTGGTGGGGACTCCGGGGGGACAGTTCAACGAACAAACACCGATGCCATGGCAACAACAGCCAGCGGACTATTACCCGACCGTCGACATCCCGCCAAGCCAACCTGCCGTACCGGCGAATTGGTACCCCGACCCACAGTCCCCCGGCATTCTGCGGTATTGGGACGGAACCTCGTGGACGGACCACCGCTCAGCAGCGACACCAGCCGCCACCGCGACGGTCATCAATCATGTGACGGTGGCCGGGGGCGGGAACGGCGGCGAAATCGCCCTGCATGTGATCTTGACCTTGTTGACGTGCGGCATGTGGATTCCGGTCTGGATACTGATCGAAATCATCAAAGCCATAAGCCGCCGCTAGCCGAAATCTCCAGACTCCAAGCCGTTTTCGAGGTCTCTGGCGTTGCGGACCATACCCTCCAGTGTTTGAACAGCGTGGTGGTCGATGGCGAAGGATTTCTCGTCATCGGTCCACTCCCGCGTGGAGGTCTGCTGCTCGTCCCGGGCGAGGAATGCGCCCACCGTTTTCATCTGCCCGGCGCACATCCCGATTCCGGCGCCAAGCATGCGGCGCGTGCATTCGGGGCATTGCAGGACCTCGCTGGGGATGACCGTGAAGGCGTCTTCGGTTTCGGTCTTGAGTGCGGCGAGGGTGGCTTCCATGAAGCGCAGCGTGTCGGCGTATCCGACTGTCCCGGTCTCGGTCTGGGTATGTGCTTCGCAGGCTGCGCAAGTGGCGGTCATGGTTTCCATCATTGCCTCACTTGCCGGGTCCGTCGTACATGTGGCCCATTTCGCGGACGGCGGAGTTGGCGGCGATATCCGATGTCGGGTAATGGTTCGTCTGGTTGACGGTGTTGTTGATGGTGTTGCCGTTCTGCCCCTGACCGTCACCCTTCCCGCCCCCACCAATAGGGCCTGGGGTCTTTCCGCCGGCCATGTTCGGTAGCGCGGGGGCTGCGGACGCGATGCCGCCAAGCAGCTTGCCCGGCCACGAATTACCTATGGACGCCATCGGTTTGTCGCCGGACGGGGTGATGGTGTCCAACAGGCCGGACATGCCGATGCCGGCTACTTGGCTTCCGTACTTGATGGTGCGGTTGATGACCTGAATGCCGATTTTCGCTGCCGCACCCGCGCCGGGGGCCATCATGTCCAGAGCGCCGGTCGAGGCCATCAATCCGTCCATCGCCATTCCGCCGAGCCCGATACCGCCCCCGCCGCCCCCACCAGCCGATGGGTACGGCTGACCGCCGAGGAATGAAATTGGAGGACCGCCCATCGGAAGGCCGCGCGGCATCCCCATCCCGGGCAGCCCCGGGGGAGCGCCGCCGCCACCACCGGGTAGTGCGGGGTTGTTGAGGCCGGGATTGGTGTTCTCCGGGCTGAATAGACCAGGAACACCCGGGGCCCCGGGAACGGAAGGCACGGATGGGACCGCCGGAACCGCGGCGTCCGGCCCCACCGTGGTTGGCCCGGCGGGCAGATTCACTAATCCCCCACCGCCAGGCATGTTCACCACGAAAACCGGCACCGTCCCACCTGTGGACGGCAACGCAGGAGCAGAAGTACTCGTGGAACCACCGACCGGAGCGGGGCCAGCGCCGGTAGCGCCACCCAACGGCAGGTAATAATGCTTCTCGAACTGCGGGCTTAACGCACCTGCCGCGGACCCGCCATACTGGGCCCCGCCACCGGTGCCGCCGCCACCTTCAAAGTTCACCCCGTTCGGCAGCGTCGCAGCCATATGCCCCGACTGACCGGGATACGGGTTCACACCAATGTTGAAAGCTCCCGGCTGATAGCCCGGCAGGAAACCAAGTTTGGCGGCGTCGGCGTCGCTGGCGAAGTTCGTGGTTGTGAACATCCGCGCCGGTGACGACTGCCCTGTCGTCAGTACCTCGTAGAGGTCGGAGATGGACCCGGAGCAGTCAGCCAGACCGTTGATGAGGTCTGATGCAGGCGCATACGCTGTCTTTCCGGAGGCGGATTGGGCGAGGGCGAACATCGCGTCCACGTTCGCGTTCCCCGTCGACGGAACACCAGAATTGCTGCTACTACTAGTGCTGGCTGTTGCGTTCGATGCTGCGATAGCGCCGGGGGTGTACTTATCGCCGAACGCTCCGTTGGCGGCGAGAATCCCCACCAACCCGGAACCCTCATTCGGGTTCGCTTTCTCCACCGCCGACAAAGCGCCCAACAGCGGGGCCGCAGCCAGCGTCGCGACGAACCGGACGATGTTGTCGGCGATACCCGCCAACCCTTTGGAGATGCCGAAGTCCGAGTCCAGTTGGGCGCCAATCTCCCCCATCGTGGACGTCATATCCTTCAGACTCTTGGTCTGCTTATTCGTCGTTTTCTGTTGGGCGTCGATGAACCGCATTTGTGCTTCGTTGACGTCGTATCCGGCTTTCACGACATCGTTGCGGGCGTTCTGAATGTCGTCCTCGGTGGCGACGTTCGACTTCAGGAGTTGATTCAGACGGGCTTGCTTCTCCGCCAGAGTTGTTTGTGCATCCGCGACGCGGGTTTGTGCACTGTAGATTTCCGGGGTCATCTGCACCCCGGGCATCAACCCCGGCAGAGCCGCATACGGCACCGCGGGGGCCGCCGGTAGCGACTTGCTGCCACCACTTGCCCCCGGTGTCCACCCGTTTGGAGCGCCGACCTGCGGCTGACCGTCTGGTGTCTTGAACCAGGAATGCTGACGGCTATTCGCGTCGTCGAGTTGGCGTTGCGACACACCCAACTGATTCGGGTCCACAATCTTGCCGCTGGGGTCGCGGTACTCGATCCCGACCGTGATGGTGCCGTTCGGCAGGTTCTGCACAATGAAGCCAAGGGACTTCAGTTGGTTGATCACCTGGTCGGAGTTGTCGTTGACGATGATCTGTTTGGTGCCCGGCACCAGGCTGACCGCCTTCGACAGGTCTTTGAACGATGCTTCGTAGCGGCGGGTCTGTTCCTCAGCCGCTTGGGTAAGACGCATCGCGGAGGTGAACTCGTCGCGATATCCACGAACCCCATCGCGGACCACTTCGACTCCCTGAGCCAGCGTGCGCAGAGTGGGGCCGGCTTGGCGCCAATTGGACATCGCCCCTTCGATGGAATTGCCGACCTGCTCGATACTTTCCCCGACGCTCTTCATACCGGGGATGTACTTCAGGAACCCGCCATAGGCGGAGGCCATATTTCCAATAGCGCCGATGACAATACCGATGCTGTACGACAGCGCGTCCTGCCACAGTGCCACCGCGCGGACATTCGATTCGAAGAACAGCAGCGATACGTCGGTCGCGGTCGCCATCGCGGAACCGAAAGCGGCGACAAAGCCAATGATTTCGGGTTTGTGAGCGTTGACCCACTCCACAAGGCCCTGCGCGCCGTCAATAATGGTTTGGCCGAACTGCTGCCCGGACGGGCTGTTGAAAATGTCGAAGAAGGACAGCTTCAACGCTTCCATCGAATTCGACACACCCTCAACGACACCGGGCCACCCCTGCATTTGAGCTTTCGCCATGTTGTTGGCAGTACCGAAACGGTTGATAACAGCTTCAAGTTTTTGGAAGTCCTGCATCGTGCCCAGCATTGGTGCGCGAATCGCGTCGGTGCCGAACAACTGCGCCGCCAACGTCTGGAACTGGTTGGGCGCCATTCGGGCTTTCGCCTCATCCAACTGCCGGAAGAACTCGCCGAACCCGACGAATTGGCCGTTCGCGTCATCCAACGACAAGCCGAGTCCTGTGATGGCCTCCTGCGCAGTATTACTTGGGTCGCGCAGCGACAACAGCATCGTCTTCAACGAGGTTCCGGCGTCTGTGCCCTTCACGCCAACGTTCGCAAGCATTCCGATTGCGGCAACAGTGTCTTCGACATCGATACCGAATCCGCGGGCGACGCCACCGACCTGCTGCAGCGCTTGGCCGAGGTCGGTGATGTCTGCCGAGGACCCCACAGCGGCGTTGGCGAGAACGTCAGCGACGTGCGGCGCATCCTTGGCAGACAACCCGAACGCGTTGATGGCGTTGGCTTGAATTTCCGCCGCGGAGGCAGAGTCGATTTGCGCGGCGGTCGCCAGCTCCATCGTGCCGCGGGCCGCGTTCATCGCATCGTCAACGCTGAAACCGGCCTTGGCGAGCTCTGTCATCGCGAGGGCAGCATCGGTGGACGACACCCCCGCCAATGACGTGTCCGCACCCAACGCCCTAGCTGCGGCAGCCATCTGGGCAGTCTGCGTAGCGGTGGCTTGGGTGACGCCCTGAAAGTTGTTGACGGTCTTCTGGAAATCAATCCCGGTGTCCATGACGGACTTGAACCCATCAACGACCATCCCCGCGGCTTTTACCCCCGCCGCAACGAAACCACCGGCCAGGATCGACGCGACCGCGCCACCAACGAACGCCTTCCCCGAGGAACCGCCAAGGGCGCTGAACTGCCCAACGAGACCGCTAGATTGACTCGCCATCCCAGCGAACGCGCCGTTAAGCGACCGCCCGAAACCGCCGCCGGTGTTGGAGCCACGCTTGGCCGCCTCCAAATCGCGATACGCAGCGATGGCTTCGCGGATTCCCTGCTGCTCCTGCCGGCGAGCGCGGTTAGCGGATTCCGCACTACGAATGATGGCGGTGGTGGTTCGGGATTGCTGATCCCTTATCCGATCTAGGTCTTTCTCAGCAGCGGTAAGCGCCTTGGTGTCCCAAGTGTCTCGCGCGGCCTGTAACCGCTTCTCGGCCTCGGCCGCTTTCTTCGCGAGATCGTCGGACTTTTCCAACGATTGCTGTCGTTGCCGCTCGGCAACATTTACTCGCCCCGTCGCGTCGGCCAGTGAGTCATAGGCCCGCGCCCACGTACTCGTGGCCTTCTGGATATCCTTCGATCCCGCCGCAAGCGATTTCGAAAAGCCACCCGAGGCTTCTTTGCCTGCCGCGGTGAACGTCTGGACGGCTTGGTCGGCGGCCTGCTTGAAGGACCGGTTGTCCGGTTCCGCACCAACCTTGAGTGTTATCGGCACAACATGGCCCTTTCGTAAGTCAGAAGTCTTTTCCGACCTGCACGAACAGGGCTAAGTTGTTCGCTTGGCTTGCAGGTATTCAGTTATTGCAATGCGGCGGTTTTGGTTGTTGGTGGCGTCTGTCAGACCGTGGGCAGATAGTCGAACGCCGACCGAATCTGAAGGTCCACCAATGTCGTTGCACCCTCCGGCGGCGGGCCGGCAAGGCTGCGGAGCTCCGTCAGATCAGCACGGCTCTGCGGGCGGAGCTTGGTGTACGTCTCGATCAGCGGATCAAGACCCTGCTCAACGGCTGCCCCCAGGATGGTTTTAACCATCGTGGTATCGGCGTTGGCGATGCTGGACCGCAGCAACTCGTTCGCGCGGTCGATATCGCCATCATCGAGGAGGCGGGCGACTCGGTCAGCAGCATCACGCCACTCCGATACCGACTCCGCAGACGTCCGGCGCACATGCCTGCTTTCAAGCTCGTTTCGGCGGGCGGTGATGTGGGCCTCATGCTGGGCCTGCAACGCTGCGATGGTGTTACTCACCGCGCCGTGAAGGGCCTGCAGCTTGGCGGTGCGCCCTTCGGCTGTGAGACCCATGTCATTGCGGATAGCGGACCGCTGCTCCTCATAATTGTTGCGGGCGTTGATGGCTTCCGCCTGGTACGGCGTGGCCTTCAGAACAGGTTGGTCGATGGGACGACCGAAAATCATCGCCGCTGTTTCCGTTGAGGTCATCGTGTGCTCTCTTGTTTCGTTGGTTGGTTTTCTTCGGGTTTCATCGGTATGAGCAGTAAGTCTTGGCTGGCGAGCAGATTTATCACTGCCTGCATGACGGCGGAGGGACGTAATGGCGGTCCCGACTGCTCCACCGTGGCAGCAGCTTTGGCGTTACCGCGCATGAAGTGGAACACCCACTCTTCGGCACGGGTCGAACTGTCGTCCGTCACAGGTTGCGCCCCTTCGCCGCTCGCGCCCGCTCCAGCGATGAGACTCGGCCAACAGGTACCGAAGGCTTCTGGACACCACGCGGCCCCCGCCGCTGCGGGCGACGCCCCGACTCATCAGGCAATCGCAGGGCGTTGAGCAATTTCTTCATGTGGTCCGCGGTCGAGTTCGCCAACGTCGCCGCGCTGTCCACTTTGAGTTCGTAGTCCTGCCTCAACGCCGAATGCCGCAACACACACCAGGTGTCAATCTCGCCGCGCAACAGCGCATCCAGACGGTCCAACCGGTCCTTCGCCCGGCACGCCTCCGTCAGCTGCACCATCTGCATCACATCCAGCTCGTGCGCCGCCGTGACCGCCGACCACAACGCCAAACCACCCGATTCCAACCCCTCCGGGACCGCCCAAACCGCCGTCATGAAGCCCTCCTGAGAGAACTCAGGTGTCTGAACAGCGAGTCCCCTTTGCAGGGGTCACTGGGGGTGTGCTCGGATGGGGTTACCCGCCACGGGGTCGGCGTCGAGCTGCCTGCGAGGCCCTGACCTGCGGCTCCATCAAAAACCGCTAACTTGCGGCGGTAGCAGTTTTGCTTGCCGAGGGTCACCGGCGGGGTGCTCTGCAGGAGGCACCCCCCACCCTGTGTGGGTGTTTCGCGTAAAGCGCGGGTGGGCGTCGAAGGCTTGCCGAGGGTCACCGTGTCGCCGTCCGTCGTCGTACTGCCTTGCGACCGTTGCATCCGCGGCATAGCACCTGCAGTGCGCCGTGGTCGTCACCGCCGAACGCAACCTCATCGATATGGTCGGCGGTCAGGTCAGTCGATGGGTGTGGTTCACGTTCGAACCCCGGGCACCAATCGCCATACTGTTCCCGGTGTGTAGCGACTGCTGCTGCGCGGCGTGCGCGGTCGCGGGGTTCGGCGCGGTTCGTCCCGGTCTGGCGCCGGTATCGCTCGGTGACCCGCCGATGCTCGCTGCAGCGCGATTCGTACTGCAGTTCCGGGCAGCCCGGTTGGGCGCATGGCTTGAGGCGAGACGTGGGCATCAGCGGCCTGCCGCCTGCGCTGCTTCAAGTTCCTGGATTGCGGCCATGACTGCTCGCATCGTGCGTCCCGAGGGGTTCAGGCCGTCGTCGGTGGTGATGCGTTCGTGCATACGGCGTGTGATTGGCAGGCCTTCCGGTACTGCGTCCGGGTCTGCGGCGCGGGTGGCGTTGCGATGCGGGGTGGTGTACATCAGTTGCCCGCCTCGGTGAACTGGGCGGCGTGCACCGGCCAATACCCGTTTCGGGTGGCGAGGTCGTCTAGGTCATCGAGAGCGATTGACCAACCCGCACTGTCGTGTTCGCAGATGATGAGGGTCGGCGTTTCTTCTACCCGTGACAGAACGTCGCGCAGCGGCGCCAACAGGCTGTCGATTTCATCGGATGTCATCTATTCGCCTCCCAGGGCTTCGGCTACGGCCCGTTCACGGGTCTCTGTCACCTGCTGTTGGCTCATGCCGTTGGTGAACCGGTTGTTGAGCAGGTATTCCGTGGTCGCCTGCGGGTCCTCGTCTGCGTACCGGTCGATATCGCGGTCCGAAATCTGGCGTAGTTCCTGGGGTTTGGAGACCTCGGCGGACCACACCGTGGTGCTGTTGAGGTGTGTTTGCAGGTCTTGGAGTTCCTGAAGGCGGTCACGGATGCTGGCGTTGTCGCCCGTGTATTCGTCCACGACGTTATGCCAACCGTTCTGCCATGCGCGGTAGGCGACCGCCCGGGAGAGAGTGTTATCTCCGTTGCGGGCGGCAGTATCGAGAGCCCTCAGCGCGGCTTGCGGGCTGGAGATTCCATCAGCGAAAGCGGTGGCGTTGCGGGCCGCTTCGGCGTCGGCGCCACTCACGCTGGAAGCGCCGAACAACTGTTGCTCGATGCTGTTGTAACGACGTATTTGCTCGTCGCGTTCGGCCTTGGCGAGCTTGCTGATTCGGGCGTTGCTGGTTTTCCAGCCGCGGGCAATGGCCTGCTGTTTGCCTTTGTCGGTGAGGCGGGAGTCTTTGCGGATTTCCTCCATGTCGCGAATCGCTGCGCTTCGAATGGCTGCCATCTCCCGCGCCCGTGCGCTGTTGGCGTATCGAGGATGTGCCCCTACGGAGCGTTGCCGGCCGCCGAGTTCGCGGGCTAGGAATGCGCGCATCTGGTTGGCAGTGTCGTTGTTCGTTGCCATATCAGGCGGTTTCCTTTCGTTTGCGTTGTTCTGCGATTTCGGCGACTTGATGACGCCAGTACACGCCGTTGACTCCTGTCGGTCGTGCCCCCTTCAGGAGCCGGCGGGCGTGTCTCTCGGTGCAACCAAGGAGGGAGCCTGCACCTTTGGCGTCGATCAAGCCGCCTGCCTCGTATTCTGCTGTATCACCGTCAATTCCAGGTCCGCTCGCGGACATGATGGACATGGTTCGGTGTGCGGCAAGGATTTCCGGAGGGACGCTCTTGCTGAGGTAGCGGTAGCGGTCGGTGATGAACATCGATAGCCCGCATAACGCGGCTTCGAACACGTCATCGGGGATTGCTCTCACGGCGTCACCGTCCGATAGATGAAACGGCCATCTGTGACAAACTCGTCAATCGTGTTAATCCCCATCGGGGTCCACCCAATCATCAGGTTTGAGCATGGCGTTTCCGAAACCCTGCTCTGCCAACAATTCCGGCACCTTGTCGGCAGGGCAGGACCCAATACACCCTCCCTGCACATACGAGAGCTGCCAATCGGGATCGACGTGTTGGGACCACGTGTGCGGCGGGTCCGCGGTAAGGGTGTCAATGACGACCGGGCGGTCGTCGTACATGTCACCCCACTCGTTGAAAATGTTGTCGTCATCGTCTGCGTACTGGACGACCACCTCGGTGACGGTCGATTCCATGTGCAACAGGCCGGGGCACGGCTCGGTGACGTACAGGTCGCGGCCTAAAACCCGGTCATGCGACCAGATTCGGACATTGACCCATCCGTCCAACAATTCGATGCCGGCGGGCACCCACGAGGTATGCGGGATGCGCGTCGTACGGATGGGGTGCAGCTTCGGTTCGTCGTCAATCATTTCGCACGCCCCGGAACACTCCCTGCCGCTGCGTCGTATGCGGCTATTGCCTGGCGCAGTATCTCGATGCCGTCCGTGTGGATGTCATATGGGCCGACTTCGAGGTGCCAGCCGACGATGGAGTTGTGCACCAATCGGGTCGGCATCGAGATACTGGTTTCGGTCTCGTCAATCGAGGCGTCAACGTAACCGAAGTGGTCGCCGATGACGCGGAAGAATTCGTTGGTCGCTATGACGCGGGGGCCGTCGAGAAGGTCGAAGTGTGGGGGTGAGGTGGTCATGCGGGGTCTCCGTTCAAGATGGTGGTGGGGTGTCTGGCAATGAATCGGCATTCGGCGCAGGTTCCGCTGGTGATGGACTCAGATGTCACAAGCGACTCACCGCAGCCACATCTACCCTCAGTGGCGCCGGTCTCGTCGGGTTGGCGCGACTGGGAATTTCCGCCAATCGCGCCATTCTGTTTATGCAGGTCAACCCCAGTCGCGCCAGTCGCGCCAGGGTTTTGAGCCCCCGGGATGGTTGAGCCACGTTTGTCACGACTGGGGAGCTGCCACCAAGTGACCCTGGGGAAACCCCGCGACTCCACGATGACGCCAAGTGATTTCACGGCCCGCTGCAGAGTGCGCTCTTTGATCCCTGCCTTCGACGCGTCGGCTTTGGCGATCTTCGAGGCGACAGCACCCTGTTCAGTGAGATAGTCCTGCAACCATGCCTCCGCTTCTGATTCGGCTCCGTCATCGTCGGACGGTTCAGCAAGCAATGTCCTCGCGGTATGGGATGTATGCCCCTCCCATTGCACGCGGGCGACCCCGTAGTGACCTGACTCGACAAGTCGGTACGCGAGCGCCGTGGGCGCGGGACCAAGGTTCGACTTGACTGACGCGAGAATGCGCCGGTCGCTGTCGTCGGGGTCGGGAGCGACCAACAATCCGGAACGGGCCGCTCCCACAATCCCGATCGATCCGCCACCGCGATACAGCGGGTCGCCGCCCTTGGCCTTATTGAGGTGCCGCAACAGCATGATCGTGCAGTCGGTGCGGTCAGCCAAGGCTGACAGCCGTGACAGCACCCGCCGGATGTCCTGATCCTTGTGACTGTCGACACCACTGGGTAGGAAAGCCATAACAACATCGACGATGACGAGGCGAACGTGCTTGGCTCGAATGTGTTGCTCTAGCACCGCGATATCAGAGAGGGTCGGTGGACGTAACGACGTCTCGCCCCCTTCTTCAGCGATGGGTACCCCTTCGACGGCGTGCATCCTGCTGACATCTGCGCCGGCCGCATCGGCGCGCGGCCGTGTTGTGTCAGCAAGGCCGTCCTCAGCGGAGAACAGCAATACGTCTCCGGGATAATCACATTGGGTTCCATCCGGCCATCGACCGCCGGTAGTGATGGTGGCTGCGATGTTCACAGCCAGTGTGGACTTTCCAAGGCTTGGGTCGCCGTCTAGCGTGACAATCTTGCCTAACGGGATTCGTTGCGGCCAGAGCCAAGACACGCGTTCAGGAACTACATCGGCAAGGCAGATCAGCCCGTTGGTTCCGATTGCTGAGGTCAT